CAGCGTTTATTAAACTAAGCGCACATTAGTAGCAATACTAATAAAAAAATATCTCGTAAATTGCTGGAAAATCTTTAGAGCTTATTTAACCACAACATAACTTGAAAAGGTAAGTGTGATGGTTTGAAAATAAATGAGATTAGACAATCAGCAGCCGAGCTCCTTTTTAAAAATGGAGAAGGTTCAGAGACTAAAGACGAGACATCCTATAATTAGGATGATGATATAGTCCGTACTTCATAGTAATATGAAGAGCTTAATAGAAATATTAAGTCTTGTTTACATTAAAATAAATAATATTATTGTAGGGGCTAAGAAGAAACTTATAATCTCTTCGATGGTTGCCTATCACAACCAAGCCCCTTATCTTGATAGGAGATAAAATAATGAAAAAGAAAATTTTCAAGAAAAAGTTTTTAAAATGTTTAGATTGTGAACAATTAGTAGAAATTGGTTCAAATGTTCATAAAATAGTATGTCAGAATTGTAGAAAACTAAGAGAAATACCTAAAGATATTATAGGCGTAGAAAATATAGATTATGTTGTTTGCCAAATATGTAAGTATAAATATTTACAAATAGATTTTCATCATTTGTTAGAAAAACATAACATTACATTTGATCAATATAAAGAAATGTTTCCTAATACTAAGTTAAAAGTACAGAAAATTATAGATAGCAGAATCAATAAGTTAATAGGCAAAGAAAAAGAAGATTTTTGTATAAAATGTAATCGGGTTGTTAATATAAAAATGGCAGCAAATTTTGGAAGAACAATTTGTAATAAATGCAGATCAAAAGAAAATGTCAATAGGAATTTTTCCAGGAGTAAGAAAAAAGACAACTATGTAATGTGTTTTGTATGTAACAAGTATCTAAAAAGAATTACTAATACACATCTAAAACAACATGGTTTAAGTTTTGAGCAATATAAAATATTATATCCAGAATCTGTAATGACATCAAAAGATGTCTGGGAAAAAACTACTAGTAATAAAAAGTACAAAGATACAAGTATAGAACTTTTAATACAAAAATCAGTAGAAGATAGAAATATAAGATATGAGAAAAATGCAACTTTAGTAGGTAGACCCGATCTTCTATTATTAAACAAAATTTGTATTTTCTGTGACGGTGATTATTATCATTGTAATCCAGTAAAATATAGTAAAGATTATTTCAACGAAAAAGTTGGAAAATATGCCTATAAAATTTGGGAATATGATAGTTTGGTAGCAAAAATACTAGTAAACAAAGGATATGTGGTTCTAAGATTTTGGGAATGTGACATTAATAACAATCTTGAAAAATGTGTAAAAATAATAATTGATAGTGTAAACAGAGTAACAAAATAGTTGGCGTTTGATGGGTTGAGGGATTTTGCTGAAGGCACAGCAGTTAACTTAGCAGGAGCCACATTTGCACTCGCAGATATTTCCGCGGCAATAAAAAATCTCGGAAAATATGGTAGAGACAAATCTGAACTTCTGTTAATTACTTCTCTAAGAGAAGAAGACGTTCTTCGTAAACTCCTTGGAATTAACCTCGCGTTAAATCAATTAGGACTTACAGGTACGGCTCTTCCCGGAGAAATCGGTGACAATAACTTTGCCGATGTTAAAACTCGTAAATTCGGTGGATCTCCAGAAATGGACAATACCGAGCCAAGCCTCTGTATAGAGGAAGGTGTAACGACTATACACGAGTCTTCTAATATAAATTAGAATGAAGATATAGTCTGAACTACAGCAATATATGAAACTGTAGATGTAGGCAGAAATGTCCTACACTTTAAAACTTACGGGGCTTAAGATAGACCTCATGAATCTATCGAGACTGCTTATTCCAGTCAAGCCCCTATCTCGAATAAGGAGTTAAAATGGTAAGAAAAGGAACTACATTATCTCAAGAAACAAAAGATGCTATAAGTAAAAGTGTAAAGCAAGCATTTAAAGAACACCCAGAGATTATTACAAATGGTGTTAAAAAATGGAAAAAGTTCTTCAACACAGAAAAAGGTAAAAAGGGTTGGCAACAGACAAACAAGAAAAGAAGTGATTCAGCAATAGGAAAGAAAAAGAAACCTTTTACGGAAGAACATAAGAAAAATATAAGTTTAGCAACAAAAAGGCAATACAAGATTATGTTTCCTTGGGGTAGAAGAAAATCATCTAAAGTACATTTAAAGTTTAAGAAAGAATTAAAAAAGTTTTGTAAGTGTTTTAAGTCAGAACAGTTTATTCGTTTAGCAGATATACAAAAATGGGTTTGTATAGATGAATTAGATAGAAAGAACAAAATTGCTATATTTGTAGATGGAGAACACTGGCATGCAAGAAATTATAAAGATGATTACATAGTTCCCCTTATCAATAAATCATCAAAAGAAGTTAGAGATTATGATAAACTAGTTACCGAAAAGTTAGTCATTAAAGGCTATAAAGTTTTAAGATTTTGGGATAGTGAAATTCATAACGATATTGATGATTGTGTAAAAAGAGTTTTAAAAGTAACAAACTGAAAGTTTGGGGAGTTCCTGTAGTCAGTTCACTACTTTTGTTGGAGACTTATACAACCGACGAAGCAAGTGCTGTTAATGGAACATATTCAAATGCGCTGATGCTGAACAGGAATGCGGCTATAATAGGTGACCGTAGGATATTCACGATCAAAGTGTCTGATGAAGTCCTTGTAAGAACCGACCAGTTGCTGATCGTAGCATCTGAAAGGTTTAGAAACTTAAATTTAAAAAAGTATGATATAATATATATGGGGCTAAGTTTGAACTAATTACTCAAACGATGGTGCCTTTACACCGAGCCCCTAAAATCTTAAAGGAGATTACAATGAAAAAAGGTTCTAAGCATAAAAAAGAATCTATACAAAAGTTAAGAGTAAGTTTATCAAATCAATTTGAATCTGGAAGAAAAGTTTGGAATAAAGATTTAACTAAAGAAAAAGATCATAGAATTATAACCACAAGAGGCGCTTGGAAAAAAGGTAATATCCCTCACAATACAGGAAAAACAAAAGAAAATTATATTCCATTAATAAAAGTTTCTAAAAAGTTAAGTGGTAAAAATAATCCTGCTTGTAGGGAAGAAGTTAGAAATAAAATAAGCGATAGTTGTAATGGTAGAATTCCTTATAATAAAGGAAAAACTTTAGAACAAACTTGTGGGAAAGATAAAGCTAAAGAAACTAGAAGAAAAATGAGAATTGCTGTTGTTGAAAGAATAAAAGATAGTAGCGGCATTGCTTATCCAAACTATAATAAAGAAGCTTGTAAATTTTTTAAATCATTTGATGAAAAACATAATACAAAAGGCTATTATGCTATGCAAGGTAAAGGGGAGTATGAAATTCCAAAATTAGGGTATTTCCCAGATTATATAAATTTTGAGAAAAAGCTAATTATGGAATATGACGAACTCGCACACTTTGATAAACATGGTAATCTTAAATTAAAAGATATTCAAAGACAAAAAGAAATACAAGAAATGTTTCCAGATTTTAAATTTAAAAGAATAAAACAAAAGTATTAAAATTTAAGCTATATAGACCCTTTGAGTAGAAATACTCACTGAATAACCCTGGAAATTGCTGGAAACTCCTTAGAGTTAGTTATACTACAAAGCAAATTCTTTAAAACGAATTAAACTTGAATGTTAGAAAAATAACTAAATTGGACAATCAGCAGCCGAGCCCGAAAGGGAAGGTTCAACGACTACGCTCAGGGATTCCGAAAGGAATATGATATAGTCTGGTCTTCATAGAAATATGAAGTTAACACAAACGAGCATTCAAGGGTCAATATTCCGACGCTATTGTGAAGGTTAGAAACATCGGTGCCTAAAGTTTCATTTTAGAAACGCACTTTTGTGGAGGGGGATGAAACACTCCCCCTCTACTTAACAGATATGAATATATCATATAAATCATAATTTTATATTAGGAATATACTTTATAAGATACGTTATTAACTTTATATACTATCAGAAGCACCAGACTGACACCAGATGAATTTTTATACAAAAAATATAGGAGATATACAAATGATAAAAACGTATCGTAGCGGGGATGTAAATTATATTAATGGAGGGAAGAAATAAATGGTAAAAGTATATAGAAATAATGAATTAAATGTATTTAGCACAAATGTTACTATGAATAAGTCTGCTAGATTAGGAAGACCTTATTCTCAACAGCCTGGTAGACAACACGGTGAGGGTGCAGGAAAGATAAAGAATCCAATGTATATTGATGACCAGCATTTATGTGAAATTGAAAATTATCGCTTAAATCTAAATCAGTTAAAATTAAAATTAGATGCATTTCAAGAAGAATACGGAGATTTAGAAAATACAAATCCAAGACTTTATAAAATTATGGTTAAAGATATTAAAGATAAGACTAATAAAGGTGCTGGCCATAAAGAAGCAAAAGATAAAAAATCTCAAAAAAATAATATGCCTGAAACAGATATTCCCAAAGTAGATGTTGAATTTGAAAAATCTAAACCCCGTACTGGTAAATCATTAACAGAAGTTAGGGAATAAATTATGGCTTACTCTACAGCAGCAAGCCTTTTAAATACCGTTGGGCCTATTGTTGGACCCACTGATACAATAATTAATAATACTGATTATCAGAATCTTGCTTTACAAAATGCTAAATCTACAATAGATCAATATTGTAATAGAGATTTTACACTACATTCAGATGTAATAGAGTTTCATGATGGTAATGCTAGAGATAGTATGAATACATATTATTATCCAATAGTGTCGTTACATTATGTGGTTATGTATAACCAGTTGATGCAGTCTATGAGAACATTTCTAGACACAGAAATAATAATACATCCTGAGTGGGGTGAATTATTTCTGCCTCCAATATATCCAGTATTCTTAGCAGATAAGCCTTTTTCTGCAATGTTCGGAAATATATTTATAAGTGGCAGAAGAAATATAGAAATTAAATATAATTATGGATATGCTACAACGCCAGATGATATTGCTCAAGCAAGCAATTTACTAGCAGCATCTTATATGATGAAATTAAAATTCGGTAATTTAACAATGGGAGCAAATAGTAGAAGTATTGATGGATATAGTGAATCTTTTGGTGCATGGAAGACAAACCCTTGGGGGTCATTGGCGGATACCTGGGAGTTACAGGCTAAAGAATTATATGCAAGATACAAGAGGCTGTCAATGCGAGCTGTATGATAAAAAGAACAAGAAAAAAACATTCTCAAGAATCAATAGAAAAACAAAGGCAAACCTTAAAATTAAAGTATGCTACAGGAAAATGCGTTATTTGGAACAAAGGTAAAACAAAAGAAACAGATAAGAGAGTTAAAGTATATACTAAAAAAGTAACAGAGACAGCAAGAAAACAATTTAAAGAAGGCCGAGTAGGTAATAGAAAAGGTGTAAAACTAAGCAAAGAAACAATTGAAAAAATGAAGGTCTCTCTTAAGGGTAGAGTTAGTCCTAGAAAAGGTGTAAAGTTATCTGAAGAAACTAAACTACTTATAGGAAAAGCGTCTAGGTTAGCTGTAATACAAAGAAAAATGTTAAATAACGGAGTATCTTTTCCAAATTATAACAAGAAAGCTTGTGAGTTCTTTAAATGTTTTGATGAAAAGAATTGCACTAAAGGTAGATATGCAGTTTATGGTAATGGGGAATATCATATTAAAGACTTAGGATATTGGACAGATTACATAAATTTTGATTTAAAGTTGATTATGGAATATGATGAATCTCATCACTATGATACTAATGACAGTTTAAGAGAACAAGATATTCAAAGACAAGAAGAAATTCAAGAACTATTTCCTGACTTTAAATTTGAAAGAATTAAAGAATTCTAAATTTCTATGCGCGCGGTTTAAATAACTACAGAGGTAATATAAAATTATGTCCGGAATACCAAATAAACCAATCAAACCTAAAATGCCTAAGATGGGAGGTTCAAAAGTCCCATCTAATGCTATTCCTCTTGGAAAAAATCAAATGCCTCCTGGAAATGGGCAGGTTATTCAAGGCCCTAAAGGTGGAAGATATTACGTTCCTGTGCCTGGAGAAAAAGTACAACAGCCACAGCCTCAGACAGGAACAGCTGGTGTTCAACAACCGCAACAAATGCCTGGACAAATACCTCAACAAACACCACAACAAGTAACTCAGCCAGTTCCTCAACAAGTACAACAACCACAATTTACAGCTGAGCAGGCTAAACAATTATACCCCAATTTACCTAATCCTGAAAAATTAAAAGGAGCTTTACCAGAAGGTGTTTCTTGGTTTGATATAAAAGATGCATATAATCATTTATTAAATGCTAAAAAATTAATAAATCAGTATGCTGATGAGATACAGCAAAAATATCCCGGTAAATATGACGAATTAAATGGATTAGCTAATAAATTATTAGAGCAGTCTGCCAATTTATTTGGGTTAGAAAATATTCTTTCTGTTGGAAAACCTTCTAGAGTTAAACCCGTAACAGAAGAACAGAAAATGAAACGGCAAATGGGGCAATTTAAGACAAAACAACAATATGAAGAATTTAAACAACAGCAAGAATCTGAAAAAGAACGTCAACGGGCTGAGGCATCATACAGCATAGAAACTAAATCTATAAACATACCTACACCGAAATTTAATTTAACAGTTAATGATAAAAAATCTATAAGTAAGTATCACAAACAACAAGTTAATATTGAGGTAAAAGATATAGCTAAAAAAATAAATGAATTATTAAAATCCCGCGACCTTCATACTAAAATAGTTAAAATGCCAAAGTCTACAGATTTTGGCTATAGATTTACAGTAAAAATAGATAAAAGAGATATTTTAAATAAAAAAGTTGGAAGACTTCTCGGTGTTGTTGAAAGAGATATGAGTGCTTACACAAATAAAAATCTTAAAATAACGCGTGATGGAAGTAATATAGTAATTGATATGCCATCAAAAGAACCGGCTTTTGTTGATTTCAGTTCTCAATATAAAGAATTATCTCCAGAACAAAAAGTTAGGCCGGTTGTTTCATTAGGAAAAACTATGGATGGAGATAATATTAATGTAGATATAGGAAAATCAACTCACTGGTTAATAACTGGTTCTACTGGAAGCGGAAAATCAGTTATGCAAAATAATCTCGTAGGTTCTCTTGCTACAAAAAATCCAAATGATGTAAGAATTATGTTAGTTGATCCTAAACAAGGTAATGAATTTAACCAATGGGAAAACTTACCTCATCTTGTAGGAAAGGTTGCTACAACGCCTGCTTTAGGGCTAGCTGCTATTAAAAATGCATTAAAAGAGGCTAAAGATAGACAAACACTTTTCGGAAAAGATAGAAATATTAAAACATATAATGATAAAAATCCAGATAAAAAAGTACCTCATTTATATGTATTTGTAGATGAGTTTAAAGAAATGTTAGAGATGATGGGAGATAAAGGGTTTAAAAAATTAGTAGATAGGGTAGCTGCAACTGGTAGATCTTCAGGAATTCATTTGGTTTTAGGAACTCAATATGGTAGTGCTCAAACACTATCTAGTGGATTAATAAATAACTTACCAAACAGAGTTATGTTTAATATGCCAGCAGATATTGTTTCTAAAAATTCATTTCTTAAAGAATCCGGTGTTGATCGTCTAGGTGAACCTGGAAATTTTGCATTAAGAACTCAAACATCGCCAACTACTAAAAAAGGTAGAGGTCCTTTTATTTCAGATAAAAACATTAACGAAATAAATAATTCTTGGGGAAAAACAAAAAATAAATCTATATGCATATTGCCTATAGAAAAAGTATTAAATTTACCTATAAGTAGGAGTTAGCAATGACTCATTCTTCTAGATATGAAGCAGTAAAGGCACAAATTCTTAGGGGCGGAATGGCCGGAGTATTCTATAATGCAATGCCCCATAATGAATCGCTTTATGTTGTTACAGATGAACAGCATTCTTTTCCTACTCATTTAACTAGTGGTTCTACAATAAATGTAATAACTCTTGATGGTGAAACAAATATAATAGGTAGAACTGTTGATTGGACTTTAGAAAGAACAGACATTATCAGTGGAACACAAATAGTTACTGTTTCTGGAACTACAAATTGGGTTGCTACTCCGAATATAGAGTATACTACAAGTTATGCAAGTGGAACTATTACAAGATTGATTACTGGAGATATTCCGTATGGGGCAGTAGTATTAGTAGATTATCAATGGGAAAGACCGTGTATTGATTTATCAACTGGATCTCCTAACGCAACATGCCCACAGTGCAATGGTGATGGTTATTTTTATGGAAGTGGAACAAGTGTAATTGGGTTACCTCATATTCCAAAATTTGAATCTCCATTCACAAGAACTGGATTTTGGCAGACAGGAGATTTATTCTATACAATTCCAGAAGAATATAATATTGATGTTCGTTATTACGGTACTGATCAGTTATTTATAAGAGATAAGTTAGTTATGAATGGAGAAGATTGGAATATAATGTCATCTCCGGAGTCAATACAGTTAAATAATGAAGTGTTGGCTAAAAAGCTACATTTACGTAGACGTAAGGAGATACTATAATGGCTGTAATTCCAGATATTTCTATTGTAGGCCGCTTTACTAGAATGACTAATGAACAGTTATATGCAATTTTAGAAGACGAAGCTAATCTTTTAGTTGAGAAAATTAAATTATCAATTCCAGCAACTGGAATAAGAGATACACAAAATAGATTAGCGAATTGTATAAAGTATGAAAAAATTGATAATTTAACTATAAGAGTATTTGCTGATGAAAATGCTGCTCCGTATTTTAGTTATTTAGAACACGGAACTCAGCCTCATGATATTTATCCTAAAAATAAACAAGCTTTAAAATTCAGTATTAATGGAAAAAATGTTTTTGCTAAAAGAATTAGACACCCTGGAACAAGAGCATATCAACCGTTTAATTTATCAGTTATAGAAAATAAGAATAATATTATAAGACGAGTTAAAACTTTATCTGAATTGAATCCAGAAAAATAAATATGACAATAACAACAAACAAATTATATAAGGCAGATAGCAAACATATTTTATGGGACTTATTAAAAACAGAGTTTGAAGCCTTGCAAGTTGCTTTTCCAACGAAAGTGTCGGTGCTTGTTTTAAAACAGTACCCTAAAACTATGGAACAATTAGATAAATATTCTGCAGTTATAACAGTTGCTAGAATAACTGCCCCACAAGAAATGTTATTTGTTGGTGATAATTTAAATGCTGGAATAAATGATGATAATTTTTGGTCAAAAACAAAAGGATCATTTAATACTGATTATTATGAAGTTAGTATATGGTCATTTGATCCAGATTATAGAGATCAAATGTATTATATTATAAGACAACTATTATTAGAGAAGAGACAATCTCTTCTTGAACAGGGATTTATTAAAGTAATTAGAACTGGGGGTGGAGATCAAGAAGTTGATTTAGTAGCTCAGCCTAGAATTATTTATAGAGCCACACAGATTTATATGACTCAATCCAGAATGACTCAAGAAAGTATTTATGATTTAGTTTCAGAAATTGATATAAATCAAACAGTTAGAACTGAAATAAATAGTGAGACAAATGAAATAACAGAAATTAAGATAGCTAATTAAAGAGGAGGTAAGAAATGATAGAGCCTAAAGTTTCATTTGCTGAGTTTATAGAGATGAATAAAGATGCTAGAGTTTGGATTGATGCTTTAACATTATTTGCAAGTGTTACAAGTCCAATAGAAGAAAGACCATTAGAAGAATGGAATATTTTATTAAAACAATTAAAAAATAAGCCAATAAAAGACTAAATAAAAAAAATAATGATCCAAACAATCTAATTAATTTATGTGTAAAATGTCATATAAAAACTAATACAAATAGAAAATATTGGAAAGGAGAAATTTTAGAAATGAAAAAAATAAGAGAGGAGATATTAATATGACCGTTTCCTGGAGAAATTATAATTTAATTCAACCGCAGGCAGTTGTGTATACAGATACGACTGGTTTAAGTTCGGTTGGGTTATCAGCCTCAGGTATACTAGCAATGATTGGAACCGCTGAAAGTGGAACACCAAATATTGCTACATCGTATACAAGCGCTGCTGATGCGAGAAATGATTTTAGAGATGGGAATTTATTAACAGCGGCTGAATATGCGTGGGCTCAAGGAGCTAGACAAATTTATTTAACTAGAGTCGGAGCAACTTCAGGAACCGCTGCCGACCGCCCTTGTCAACAAGCTACTTTAAATTTACAAGCTAGTGCAGTTGATGCCTTAACGGTAAATTCAAGAGGATATGGATCCTGGAATAATAGTATAAAAGCAAAAGTTGAAACAGGTACATCTAGTGGAAAGAAAGTAACAATACAATATTACAATACTTCTACTGGTGTTACAACAACTGAATCTGAAGATAATTTGGCTGATGCTTCTGCAATAGTTGGATGGCTTGGAAATAGTTCAACTCTTTGTTCAGGAACAGTTTTAAGTGGAGCATTAGTACCGGATAATATTTCATATACCAATTTAGCTGCTGGTGGAGATGGAACAAGTCCAACAGCCGCAAATTGGCAAACGGCTATAGAATTATATGATGAAGTAAGTGCAGATTTAATAACAACTGTAACTAGTGATTCTGCTGTTCATGCTTTATTATCAACAGCAGTAACGAGCGCTTCAAATAATAAATTCGAAAGAATAGGTATTGTTGGGGGAGCTACTGGTTTAAGTGTTGGCTCTTGGGATACTGATGATTCTATAATAAACGCTGCTTATGATTTAAATAGCGATAGAATGGTTTATGTATCTCCTGGAACAGATACCGTTGCTCCATATTTTACAGCGGCAAAAGTTGCAGGTAAAATAGCAGCCGCTGATGTAGCGACACCGTTAACACATCAGATAGTAACTGCAAGTTCAATTGAAACAAAATTCACAAGTTCACAAAAAGATGATTTAATAACATACGGAGTTACCGCAATAGAAGAGGTTACTTCTGGTAGAAGAATAATTAGAGGTGTAACAACTGCTCAAGATCTTTCAACAACAACTGAAAATCCTTTCAAAGAAATTTCAGTAAGAAGAGTTGCTGATTATATTAATAAAACAGTTAGAGATAATTTAGAGGCTTTATATATAGGTAAAAAAGGAACAACTGGAACTGAATCAGCAATTGCTGCAACAGTAACAAGCTTATTGCTACAGATGAAAGAGCAGCAAATAATTGTTGGATTTAAAGATGTAGTTGTATCTAAGAGCACAACAAATGCTACAGTATACTATGTATACTACAAAGTGGCTCCAATACAGCCCGTGAACTACATTTGCATAACTACCGTGCTTACCTCAACTCTATAAGATCAATTTAAAGTGGCGGGACTGGGATAACTCGGACCCGTCACATAATAAAAAGGGAGGGAAAATAAATGGCTAATGTTACCGCGAGTACAGTTTCTAAATTTACCGGTTTAACGGCTACGTTAAAATTAGGAGCTCATGAAATCGGATCATTACAAAATGTTTCTTGGGATGAAACGACTAATATAGTTAGAGTTCCATCAATTGGTTCACCAATAGATGCGTATCATCTTTCTGGTAAAACAGAATATAATGTGACTGCTTCTAGAGTTTTAATAGACGGTGACGCTATGATTACAGCATTAAGTGCAACTATAGCATACGATGCAGATACACAATCAGAAATAACTACAGTTAGTAATCTATTTACATATTTAGCTGGTAATGCTGCAACAACCTTGGATAGAAATACTAAAGTGATGGATGTTGTTTTTGATATACAGCTTACTGATTTAGAATCAGGATTAGTTGTTCATTTTAATGAATGTAGGATGCAATCTAAGAGATCAAGATTAGATGCAAATGGAGTGATAGTTTCAGAAGATGTTACTTTCTTTGCAAGACAGAAATCACTTACAGACTTAAATTCAACTGTAATTTCTTCAGCATCAAAGGAATAATAAAAAATGGCTGCTATTTCTGCGGGGCTAATTGCCCCTCAAACACATTTTACTTCTCAAACAGCTACAATTTACATTAATGATATTGGTGATGTTGGTGAATTACAGAGTCTGTCTATAGAAGAAAATTTTGATTTGAGACCAGTTCCAGAAATAGGTAAGTCAAATATTACAACATACGTTCCTGGAGTTTTTAAAGGAATGTGTAGAGCTCAAAGAGGGGTAATTGATTTAGATGCAATTTATCAAAAATTACTACCTCAGTCAGACGTAGAAACTATGAAAAGCGAGATTTCATCTGTTTTAGCTTCTAGTAAAGTTGCAACATTTTCTTTAAATGGTACTATAGAAAATATATTTGATAGTACAATGAAGAATAATAGATTAACTCATATATTAACATTTAATATTGATATAAAGGATATTGATGATAATATTTTTATGAGATTAGAAAATTGTATGATAAATACTAGAAAAATAACAATGAGTGTTAATCAAGTTTTAATTCTCCAGGATTTGGAAATAGTTTATCAGAAGAGGTCTAACTAATGCCACAAACTAGATCAGTACTATCTGCTGCTAACGCTAGTGTACAAATTGCAGGAAGAGAGATTGGACAACTTCAATCTCTTAATGCTGCTATAAATTATAATTTGCAAGAAATAAGAAATTTGTACCAAGATAATATACAGTCATTTCCAAGAGGAATAACAACTGTAAGTTTAACAGCTAGAAGAGCCTTAATAGATACTGATTGTATGTTTGGTACTTTTGACACAATATCTAAATTAGCAGAGGCTATGGATAATCTAGCCGCTTCAATTCCAGATACAACTTTACCATATGGTATTGGTTCAGTTATACGACAGAATCCAGGTGGACAAAATGTTTTTACAGAATGGGCAGCAACAGGTTTGCAGGCAGCAAGATTTTTTGGCGGTGTAAATGATGAGCCAACAATAACTGGAGCGATTGCTGGAATTAAAAGCTTACAAGAAATATTAACAGGAATAAAAAATGGTGTTTCTTCTATAGGCGATTTTTTTGCTAGAGTACCGTTTGATGTTATAGTTAAGATGGAATCAAATACTCCTAAGGGTAATTCAAATAATGTAAATGCATTTTTTGCTAATCCTACTACTTTATGGAAATTTCAAAATTGTACAATAGGTTCTAGAACATTTTCTTTAGATATAAATAATATTATAGTGATTGAAGAATGTACGATTGCTTGTAGGAAATTTATAGAGTTACCAGGAGATTTATCTTATCAAGAAGTATTTAATTAAAGGAGGTGTAAGTAAGAATGGTTGAAGAGAATAAGGAGTTAGATATCAAGTTAGCAAAAATGATACTCGGTAATGATGATACATGCCAGATAGAGGCTATGGGCTATAGATTTAAGATTCATTGTGCAACAATGCAAGACTTAATTCAAATAAATATAGTTTCTAATAATCTAAGAGCTGGGGTATTTCAAAGTGATTTAGATTTAAAAGTATTGACTACAATGATAGCTACGTTTGATGTATTGTGTGAAGAGGTAGTTAGAGTAAAAGATAAAGATGGTAGGGATATAAATCCAATAGAAGTACAAACAGTAAAAGATAGCAAAGGCAATGTTATAAGAAATATTAAATTTTGGGAATTTCTACAGAATAAAAAGAATCCAAGATTATTTGAAACATTAGTTGTTCAAATGTATGAACAGTATATGAGTTTCCAGAATGAAATAGCTATAAAGTACGATGACTTAAAAAACTGATAAGCACCAACCGAGAATTGATCGAACCTTTAGCTTTAAGTTGGAAGCTATGGGGCTACCCTTGGGAGGTGCGGAATATGACTGAAGGTCAATATAAATTACGAGTAGCCCTTGAAGAATTAGATTCTAACGAGTGGAAATCAACAAGTTCCGATGATGAATTTGTAAAACAATTCCAAGAAAAAGTTAAAAAAAGAAAAGAAATCTCAAAAAAAAATACCACACTAGATCCAATCCAAGAAACTCAACAGAAAATTCTAAACAATATTGTTAATAATAAGGAACAGAAATAATAATGGCTGAAATAGATGTAACATTAAAAATAGAAAGACAACTTAAACAGACCCAAGAAACGTTTAAGAAAATAGCTGATTCTATGGGAACTTCCTCTAAAGGTTTTTCCACTGGTATCGGTGATACATCTAATGCTATGAAAGATTTATTAGAACAAATGAAGTCATTAAGTGATACTATCAAAACTCTAGTTGGTGGATTTAAAGAACAAACAAAACAAGTAAAAAGTTCTTCTTCTGCGTTTAAGTCATTTTTCGGTACAGGTGTTGGTATGGCTCAAACATTATCAGCTGGAGCTAGAGGAGATATTTTAGGAACAGTTTCTGGTGTTATGAATGTTGGGCAAGGAATATATGAAGTATTTAAAATGAAAGAGGGAGCAAGCAGAGCTATTCCAATTGCGGGTGCTTTTTTAGGAGCCGCAGCGGGTTTTGGAGCAATGGGCGTTCAAAATCTAATGCAAAATTGGCAAGCTGGTTATCAGCAAAATAGAAGAGTACAGCAGTTAGGTAATCTTACTGGCGTTGGTGGCAGAGGAATTATGGGTGGTCCCGGATTTATTGAACAGGCTGCAAGTGTTCAAATGGCGCCGAGTGAATTTGCTGGTTTAGGTATATCTTTTGCTATGGCCGGTGGAAGAGGTGATAAGGGTTTAGAGTCAATGATGAAGATGTCTGCATTGTCTCAAAAGAATTTTGGCGCAAGTGCAGAAAATCTATCAAGAGCAGTAGGTGATTTTACTTCATGGGCAAAACCTGATAATTTAAGTCAAACATTTGAAAAAGCAGGTAGATGGGCTTTTGGTGCTGGCACCGGTGGACAGTTTATGAGTGGTGCGTGGTTTCGAGCAATGAGTGGAATGATGAGATCATTAACTGTTGGTGGGGGACAAGCCGGAAGAACAACCATTGGTGGAGTAAATGCTGAAGATGTTTTTGGAGGGATATTAGCTAAAAGTGTTCAATTTGGGTATCGTGCTCCTGAAGTTGCTCAAGCATATGGATCTATAGCAGGAGCTTTACCTGGAACCTTTCAAAATCCAGCAGCGTTTGCATTTTTAACACAAAGAATGGGTTTAAATCCTATGCAAATGATGTTTCCTACGGCTGAAACGTTTAATCAAATAGAAAAAGCTATTGCTGGCGGGGGAGAGGGTCTGGGTATTAAGGGGCCTATGCAAGCAAAACAATTATTTGGTAATTTGGGATGGGGACAAGAAGCTGCAAATTTGTTATCTATGAGAATGTATCCAGGGCAATTTGGACAAAAAGGAAAAGATGTAAGTCAAATGAGTAAAGAAGATTTTCAGGCAGCTATGAATATTGCTATGATGGGTGATTCAGCAAAAACATCTGAAATAATGAATGCAACACAGGTAATGGCAGAAGCGTTAAAAGGTTCAAATATAAAACAAGCTTTAGATGATATAAATACTAGTCTTAAAATAGCTAGTATGGGGGCAGTAGAAACAGCCTCTGAATTATTTGGCGGAGGAAAAGCTGGGCAGGTTGCTGCTCTTGCAAAAGCTGGTGTTTCCAGGGATACCGTAGAGAGAACATTTGGTATTGATCTTACTGGAACTGTTAGTAGCCCGTGGAAAGGACCATTATTAGAAGCGATATTACCAGGTGAAACTCTCAGCGATGTTTTTTCTAAATTTTCTACAAGATCAAGAGGTACTAGTCGCAGTTGGGGAGAACCAATAAAAAAGGCAGCGGGTAAAAAGAAGAAAATATATAGAGGAACATCTGATTTAGAAAATACAGATGATACTTCGATTGATAGTTCGCCAACAGACGCTCATTCTAGTTATATACCTAAAGATCAAGAATTTATTTTTGTTACTAATATAGCTAATCCTGAAGGAACTAGTTTAGCACAAATTAAAAAAGAAACTACTAGATATAGATCTAATAGAGTTCAATTACAAATTAAAGCTCCTTTAGAACAGTTATATTATTAAAAGGATACTCATGATATGATTAAGGAAAAAAATGTATCAAGAAAATAAAAATTATATTTCATATTATGTAAGAATATTTCCAGCTATTATTAATTCTTCAACAACTCAAAAAACTCAAGAAGTGTCATATGAAATAAATCCAGATATACTTTCTATATCTACAAGTAAAGACATAGGTAACCCATGCGGCACTTGGACTATTGAATTTAATTATAGAGAAGGTGATTTTGGTTCTGATAGTTGGTTTGGTAAAATACAGCCAATGGATTATATTGAGATATATATGAGACGTGGATCTTTATTGGTGGAAGATACACCTGGTAGTGGAAAATATGTTGATAGAGAAATTGGTGTTTTTAAAAGAAAAGATATTACATTGCCTCCAATGCAACATACAAATTCAAATCTTTTATGGGATCATGGATTTGATTCAATAAAAGGTCAACCTCTCGGAGCAGAACAGAAAGCAATAAATCCCGATTTAGTTATGTGCGGTTATGTAGATACTATAGAAAATAGATTTAATATTTCTTCTACTGGAACAAATAATAGAATAGTAATATCTGGTAGATGTGTTGGTAAATGGTTAATTTCGCATGAAGTGTATTTAAATTATTTAGATGAACAGATTGTGCAGGTAATAGGTGCTTCAATGTTAGTTATTGGACAATTAAAATGTGCTGATGTTATTGATTATATACTAACTGTTTATCTATTAAATTGGATTGGTAATGGCGCAAAATATTTTCCATTAAATAATGAAAAATTTAAAGAGTTACAAGAAAAAAATAAAGATAGAATTTACTATTTTGATTTTTTAGATTCTAGTAATTATAACAATTATGCTCAGATTAATTTAAATCCCACTAATCAAAACAATTCGGATAAAAAACAGTCAATAGAAAATACAGTATTTGTAAATAAAAGAGACAAAGAGTCTATAACGAAATTTATTTATTGGGCAATAGCAAGACCTGATCCGTTGAGTTCTTATGCAAGACCTACAAAGTGGTATCAACAAACACATCAAGATAGAGAAGATTTAGCGTGGTGGGCAAGAATAGAAGATAACTCTCCTAGAATATTAAATTCATCTGCTCAAGTTGATCAAGGAAAGTTATGGGAAATGTTATGTAAAAATGTTGACTTAAATCAAAATGAACTTTGGTTAGATGAAGCAGGTATATTAGTATTAAGAAAGAAAATAAATGCCTGGACACAACCAGATTTAGAAGTTGAAATTGATAATATATCAAAACAACGGTATAGTCAAAAAAGAGGGTGGTTTTATAATGATAGACCGTGGATAAAAATAGATAGTTCAGAAATATTAGGTTGGAATATAAAAAAGAGTGATACTGAATTAAAAACATTGGTAACTCTACACTCTATAGATAATATTAATTATTTACAAAATCAAATTTCTGCAACAATAGGGCAAGCTCCGTTAACAAAAGAGGCTAGGAAAACTGCAACTGAAGTTTGGCAAGAAAAAGGTTTTACAGAAGCTCAGTTGGATAGATTAAATTCTCAATATCTACAAAATATATGCGGATTTGATCTAACTGATTTTAATCAAATTAGAAAATTTTGGTTAAGACACGGCGTGAGAGTTGCTCCATTTGGAAATCAATATTCTGCAGATGATGAAGCTTTTGCAGAATCTGCATTAGCTATGTTAGAAATGTACGGTTCTATTTTCTTTACCGGAAATATAACAGTTAAAGGGAGTAATAAATATAAATTAGGTAGAATGCTTTTAGTAAAAAATAAAGATGCTGATTTAGAATTTTATATAACAGGAGTAAGTCATAGAATGACATGGGGAGAATCTTGGACTACTTCTTTAAAATTGACAAGAGGTTGTGTTATTGGTGATTTATTTGATCCATTAATGAGACCAACTTCGCTAACAACAGTTATAGGTACCGGCGCTGATACAAAATTAGATATGACAATGGTGGCCTAATGAGAGATTATTCTTTATTTTTAGCATCAGTGGTTACAGTTAATACAGATACAAAATATACAACAGTTCCTATATTAAATGCTAATCCAGTAAAAAGATATATAAATATAGCGTATACTGTGAATATTATTCCTAATGGGGGAAGAAATCCGGTAAATAATGTACCAGTATTAAATACTAATAGTTTAACATATAATATGCCTCTTGTCGGAGATGTTATTATATGTGGCTATATAGAAGCTACATACCCTGTGTGCTTAGGCGTTCTTTATTCGCCAGGCGGCAGAAAAAGAGTTAATAAAGTTCTTGCAGAAGTAAGTAAAGATACAATAAGTTTGACTAAATCTTTATCAACAGAGTTTCTTCCAAGCGCGGCTAAAGATACAACAAATACAGATAAAGAAATGACATCGTATAAGCCATATGATGTAGTATATCAGCATCAAACAGGCGCATATATAAGATTAAGAAATGCAGCTCAATGGACAACAAACTCTTTAGGACAGAAAATACCGCCATCTACAGATATTGCAGAAATAGATATTTATCATCCAACTGGAGCAAAAATACAAATAGATAATGGTGGCAATATAATCGCAACTCCTGCAAGTGGGAAAGAAGTTAAATTAGGAAGTAGTTCAGCAAGTAGTGAAGCTATTCCATTGGGAACATCATTAAAGGTATGGTTAGATTCGCATACACATCCAACAGGTGTGGGCCCAAGCGGTGCTCCAATGATTGCAAGCCCATCACCGTCTTCAACAGTAAAGACAATATAAAATGGGTTTAGATAAATCAGCACTACAGGCGTCGTTTGATTCGTTGTTTACTATGCCAACAACAAATGAAACATCATATACAGCGACGTATATGGCTCAACAATGGGCAGATTCTTATGAGTCTTATGCAGCAACTGCTGCAGATGCGCTAGGAAATAGTGTTTCAGGAATGCAAAAAACTGCGATGCAAACAAGGTTTCAAGAAGCATTTGAGCAATATGGATCAACAGTAACAACACAGCAAGCAACAAGTATTACTATTGGAAAACTAACCGATGGAGTTAATGCTTATTGGACAGGAGTAATATTAGAAGTTTCAAATTTACCTCCTGGGGGAATAGTTCCTATAACTAATGTAGTAAATTCAACTCCAAATGATATTAGTTTTGAAATGGGAAATACAAATAATAGAAGTATTGGTGCTGAAAGATTAGCAAAAGCACTTGATGATAAAACAAAAGCAGTAACGACTTTATTTAGTTATATAGATGGTGGTGGAAATCCAGGTACTTATAATTCAACACTTTGCTAAAGGAAAATAATGGTAGACACTTACGTAACATCAGCAATAGCCACACCGGCACCTCATCTAGAATTAATCTATAAAGAATTAAGTCTAGCTAATCAGAATTTAAATGTAAACAACTATTCTAAATATGCACTTCATAGGATTAATTTTGGAGAAATATCATCTAATTTTGGAGCAGCTGGATACGGTTTTGGTGTTGAAAGATTAGATTTTTCTAGAAATTCAAGAAAAACTATTCAGCAAACAAAAGGCAATATTGATGGGACTGGTAAATTAGATCCTGGAAGTAACTTTTTTGTAGACGTTTGGTGGATGTCCCCGCCTAGAGTTGTTTTAGCAGGAGTTGCTGAAATGCCGGCAGCTAAAGATTTACCTATATGTTATTGGAATGATAATAATATAGATAGTACTAATATAAGAAAAAGAATGTTTTCTTTTTTAGATGCTATGGATATATTCTTTGAATTTAACAATAATCCAACAAAAGTAAAGAATGATGAATTATGGCTAATAGATTATATGAAGAAACAACATTTAAAAGTTACATTGAAAGATTTTGTTACAAATGTTTCAGTTGATAGACCCAATCTTATAACATTTCAAATAACTATGGAAGTATTACATGAAATACATACAGATTTTATAGTTCCATATCAAAAACCAAACACTACAACGCCAACTACTGTTGGAAATTTTACTTTACCTGATGTATCATTAGATTTAAGTGACATAGTAACACAAAAACTTAATGCTTCACCATCTACACCGGATTCTTTATCTAGATTAGGAAATACTGATCCCGACACTATGAGGTTAAGACAATGATAGCAGTTGATACAAGGATTTTTGGAACTGATGCCTATTTATTTGACAATGATATAAAAGTATCATCTAAGGGTGATATTGAATTATTGCAGGCATATGATAATTTAGCTCAGTCATTAAGACACAGATTAACAACTGAAAGAGGATTTTTATCGTATAATAAAAATTATGGTATAGATTTAGCTTTATTTCTTGGTAGAAAAAATCTTGTTGAAAAACAAGAAATGTTAAAATTTGCTGTTATACAATCTTTAATTGAAGAGCCTAGAATACAAAGCATAGACGATATTCAAGTATATCAAGACACTAATAATTCCACTATATTATATGCTACAGTTATTGTTACTCCCATAAATGCTCAAGATAAATTATCTATTAATTTAGTATATCCGTGGTATACTACTAATCAAACAGAATGGGTTGCAGACGAAGAACAAACTTCAACATCGAGAACTAGCGTAAATACTAGCTATGATATTCATTCCGTCGTTGGTGTTTGGATTAGTGCGTCTCCGCATTACACATATAATAATCAGAGACAGGCAATTATATCTGGAACTAATTATTATATGCCATCTGGAAGTTTTTTTGGTAAAACTATTACATTATCTACACCGCTTCCATCTACATTTACAAATACGTTTGTTACCTATAACCGGTATACAGTATGAATATAATAAATTGGAGGTGAATTAATCTTGTCAATAATTAGAAGATCAAGACAAAATATAATGGCAGCAATGCAAAGCTATCTGCAAAATTTGTCTGGGAATCAATTAACAGATTTTAACACAGGATCAGTATTAAATTCTATTCTAGATACTGTTGCGGCTGAATTAGAAAATATATATAATGAAAATTATCAAGTATATTTAGCTAGTTATATTGCTACAGCTACTGGAAATGATTTAGACAATAAGGCTTCTGATTTTGGATTGACAAGATTAATCGCTGAATATTCATCTGGATATTTATTGTTTGGTAGAACATCAACTTCAAACGAAGATATTGTAATTCCAATTAGCACAATAGCCACTACCGCTACGTCGTCTACAGCAAATGCTATTCAATTTGAAACTTCTGAATATGCAGTATTGCCTGCTGGCGGATTATCTGTAAGAGTTGCCGCTGTTGCGAGAACGGCTGGAGCAAATGGAAATGTTGATGTAAGTAGTATAGTTGTATTGTCTAATCCACCAAGCGGAATAGAATATGTTACTAATGCTTCTACATTTAGTGGTGGAAATGATGAAGAAACAGATAAAGATTTAAGAAATAGGATACCCGCCTATCTCAACGGACTACAAAGGGGAACTAAAGATGCAATTGAATATGCTGCAAAAACAATTATTGGAGTAGTTGATGCCTATGTAGAAGAAAATTCACCAACATTAGGTTATGCTTATTGCTGGGTAGCAGATTCTACCGGGACTGCTTCTAACCAATTATTAAGTGCTGTTCAAACAGTTATTGATGAATATAAGCCTCTGGGAACAACTGTAACGGCAAGAGCCCCAATAGTGCATCCAATAGATGTAGAAATGTGGGTAACTTTATCATCTGGTTATTCTTTTTCTGCGGTACAGGCTTCTTTAGAAGCTATATTAACAGAATATTTTAATGCTAAGAAAATAGGGGAAGATGTTTATAGATCAGAATTTATAAATCTTATTCAAGGAGTTAACGGGGTAAGTAGAATAAATACAAATACAGAAACATTAGCCAGTGGAACATATACTTGTGATACAGATATAATACAAAATGAACTTCATACTACAACTGATAAATCAACAGTAGAGACAGATTATAATTGTTATTCAGTTCAAGGAGTTTATTTGTCTTCTGATACGCTTAAAACAGGAACTAACTATTCACAAAGTTGGGATAGAGAAATAGTTACTACATACGACGTACCTATAGAAAATGAATATCATATTCCAGATTCAATATCACAAGTTAGTACAACGTATTTTATTGATTCTGTAGTTGGGGTTTATACAGATACAACAAAAACTGGAACAAATTATTATTTACCATCCGGAACTTCATCAGCAGGGGGAACAACAGTATATCTTGGAACTAATCTACCTTCAGCATCAACTCCAGTTTACGTAGAGTATGTTGAATATGATTTAGGTTCAAATACTAATACAGCAGTCAATATAGATTATACTCGCCAAAAAGTAGAAGTAACTAATACTATTGCAGAGGTAAAAGGAGTATATGCTGATACAGATACAGCAAAAGAAAATGATTATTATTTTGGTGGAAATTTTAGTGATAAAACTATTTATTTAGGTAAAGCATTTTCTAATAATGCTCAAATAGTAGTAGTAGATTATTGGGCTGAGGCAAATTCGCAAGGATTAAAACCCTATTACGATGTTTCAGTAGCTAACAGTTCTACAGCTCGCGCAAGAATAATAACAATACACCAAATTTCTTAAAGGATAAAATGTCTAATTCACTAATAAATGAACCTTTATATACAAAAGGTAAAACAAATACTTTATTTTGGACAAGTGGCTCAGTTGCGCTTGTTCCTGTTGAATTTTTGATAGAAAGAAGTTCTACAAATAGCTTTTATACTGATGATATTACAACAAACGAAGGTGTAATAATAACAGACGAAAGTCATCAAACATCTGGAACACGATTTATATATGCAACTTATAGTCCAGAGAGCGTTCAAGGTGTTTATTTAGAATCAGATGCTTATAAAATAAATAACTATTATACTTCCGGCAGTGGTTTTGTACGTAATGAAATTAGACTAGCTACGTTAGTTTCAAGTGAAAATTCTCAAGTACTAGTTGATTATACTAGAAGCGGATGGACAACACAAGACTATGATACTCATTTTAACTTGATAGATACTAATACATATTATTATAGACTAAAGGTTAAAAATATTGAAAATTCTATGACATCAGGTAGTTTCTATGTATTTTCAACGCAAGATGATAAAATAGATGAATTAAAAATAATATCTCCAACTGGTAAAGAATTTTGGAGGGGCGGGACAACAAGAGAAGTTTTGTGGGAAGCAGTAGATAATGATTCTGGAATTAGTGATGCAGATTCATTAATAGAATATAGCAGAGATAGCGGTATTACTTGGAATACATTAGTGTCAGGTTCTATTATACCAAGTGAAAACATTATAACAAATGAACAGCAAAATTCTGTTAATAATCATAGAATATATACAAATTATGATATAAAATCTATAACAAGTATATATCCTATTGGAATTGGTTCTGGAACAAACTGGTATTATCATCCTTTAGCGTCTGGCAGTAATTTTGTATCTGGAAAAGAAATATATTTAACCTATCCTTTACCAAGTGATACAACTCCGGTTCAAATAACATACACAACTTATGGTATATATAATTGGCTATTACCGACTACCTTAGATAGTAATAATTGGAGATTAAAATTTACAGTAAAAGATAAAGTTGAAAATACAAGAATAGAATCAATGACTGATGATTTTACAATAATGACTCCAATAGATAGATTAACTGATATTTTTAAAAAAGAAGAAGATACAAATACAGCTAGTTTATTAAATACTTTTGGAGATAGTATAGATGACAATAATGATAATACAGTTAGTATAGAAAATAATCTTTATTATAATGGTTCATATGGTGCTGATTTAGATGGCTATGCTACTAGTATGGAATTAACAAGATATACTAATGAACCTGATTATGAGTTAAGAGAGAGAATAAAACACGAAACAAGAATAGCAGATACTAAATTAGCATTAATTGATTATTTAGATTTATATTCTACCGTTAATACAAACGATTTGATTATAGATGAATGGGTTGGCGGAAATAGCGATGAAAACTTCTTTTTAAATTATTCTTATCTAGATTATACAGATAGAATGACATCTGGAACAAATATGGATCCATTTTCTTTTGATGTTTGGATAAGGCCGCTATATTATGATTCTATAACCTATAGAAAAATAGCTGACGCTATAACCAAAACAAGACCGGTAAGTACAACAGCGTATGTAAGAATTCTTTCAGGAGAAGCATATGGAAGTTTTACGTATGGAACTGGACATAAATATGGAGCATCAACATTTTAATTAAGAATAATAACAATCCCAACAATTTAATAAGTTTATGTTTACCTTATCATATGCAAACTAATTTTGGAAGGGATGATTGGATTAAATATTTTCAAGATAAAAAATAAACTTAAGAATGGAGGTCGAGATGGACAAGCGTATTTTTACTACAAGAATGAAACCAACAGCTAGTGATATGAATTATATAGTTAATGATTCAGAAACTAGTGATTGGAATTCAAACAAAGAAGTTTTATTTGATACTGATACTGTTCAAACAGGGTTAATAGCATCTACTACTGGCAATAACGAAGTTATTGTTTCTGCGGGAAGAGCATTTAGTTATTCTGACGGAGCAAGAATAAATGTTCCTGCAGGCGCGACACTTAAATGGGACGGAACTGATGGTAAAGCGTGTGCTAGTAATACTAATAGAATGGATTTAGTATCAATATCTCATACATATTTTGACGGTTCAACTCAGCCGAGACAATTTATAGATATTGATCCGACATCATCTACTTATGGGCAAGCATATATATCGAATGTAGTAACAAACAAAACTGATTATTATAGTTTTACAATAACTTCTGGAACAACAACGGCAAGTAAAACTGTATATTCAGTTCCGCAATGTCCCTCTGGAACAATTCCTTTATTTACCACGGTTATAATTTCAGGCTCTTCAACAAATATACAATCTGCTAATATAGATAATAATGTATTTAACAGATATAGACAAAACGGCTCAGTAAAAACTTTAAGAGATGTAACAAAAACACTTTGTTATGATTCTGGCTGGCAGCAGGTTCCTGCAACATCTGGAACAGTATTAACAGAAACAGCAGAAAAACATCTACAACCAAATATTGTTTTAACTGTAAGACCAAATAGTTTAGAAGATGACCGTTACTATACAGACGGATTTTTTGCATCATCTGATAATGTAACTAGTGCCTATAGTGCCTACTATGATGCAAATACAGGAGAAGTTCTTGTTTACAACAATACAAATGAAACAAGATATGCAAGAGTTTTACTAATGGATTATATATCTTAAGGAGGAGAGGTGAAATAAATGTCATATTCCCAATACCCCACAACCTATGACTCATTTACATACAGACAAAATGTTACTGATAATGTAAACGCTATTGATGTTAACGAAATACAAGATGGTGTAAAAGCAGTAGAACAAACTTTGGGAATAAATCCACAAGGTAGCCAAAATACTGTAGCAGAAAGATTTAATACTAGTATGGATTCTGCTGGAAATATAACTACAAATTCTACTACAGCACAATACTTTTTGGTGGATTCTGGTGGAGCATCAACTTCACCATATCTACAGTTAAGCGGTTTATATAATAAAAGATTAACTTGGAATAATTCCAGTAGTAGATTTGAATTAAATGGTAATGGATATTTTGGAGGATCACTTACAATAGCATCTAATTTAGGTATTGCTGGAACATTAAGTGGGGTTACTAGCTTAACTATGAGTAGCCAACTTATAAATACATTATCTATAGGGACTTCTCCGTTTGTCATAACATCTACAACTAAAGTAAGTAATTTAAATGTGGATTTAATAGATGGAGTTAATGTTGCATCATTAACTAATACTAGATTATTAAGGTATAATTCTGCGGGAACACAAATAGAAAACGCCACTATTACTGAAAGCTCAGGAGCTCTTGCGGGGATTACAACACTAGGACTTTCTGGGGCAATAGCAGGAGCTACTACTACCAATACAATTAATAATATTATCATAAACAACGGGGCAATAAGCAACATATCCAGTTTAAATTTATCTGGAGCAATTACAGGAGCCACTTCTACAAATACAATTAATGGACTAATTATAAATTCAGGTGCATTAAGTGGAATTGGTTCATTAACTATGGGTGGGAAATTTTATTTATCAGCGGTTGCTGCTTCTGCACAAGTAAATGTAAAAAGTATAACAACTTCCACGGGAGGGACTTGGACTGCTTTCTATGGGGAATGTGATGATTATACTGCAGGTACAACAGTTGCTATGGGAATGAGAATTGCTGGTAATACGGGTTCGCTTGGATTAGAAAGAACACGAAATGATAATGGATTATCTTTTGTTGTAAAACAGACTGACTCAGTGGGAGCTTCATTTGAATCGTTGAAAATATCTTATACCAAAGCTGCTACATTTGCTGGGTCTGTTTCGGCTACTTCTTATTCTGTTGGGGCAACCCCCGGATTTAATGGGTCTAGAACATGGGAGGATTATAGCCAGGATCATAAAACGCATACCGTTACAATAACTAATGGAATTATAACTGCATGGACGGCGAGTTAATGTAGAAGTAAAATAAAACATGGTTTTAAAAATATATATAATAGATAAGTCTTCAAAAATAGGAACACACCAAGAAAAAAGAATTGTAAAAACGCCTAACGGCTGTTTTACAAGAAATCAGTGGGTCGGAAAAAAAGAAAATATGAATGATACTATAAAGAGATTTGGTATTTGTTTAGCTGGAATAGTAATACTTCTTGGGTCTATGTTTGTTTGTCCTAATGGAGTTTTAGCGTCAGAAAAATATAAAGAGAATTTAGAACCTCAAGAAAAATCTGAATATGAAATAAATTATAAAAATTTAGGTTTTTCATCAGAGATAGAAGCTAAAGTTCATTTAATAAAACTTATAGAAAAAAATACATTAAAAAAGCAAGAAGGAAAACGGTGGTCTCAAAATGAAAAGATAATGTATGCTAATTTTATAAAATTATGTCATGAAGATATAAGTCAGACAATAAGAAAAATTAATGCACCAAATTCTACATATCACGAGCAGAATCCGCTTGTCGCTCCTATAGTTGATAAGCCAGATTTATTTAGAGCGAGTGGGATTATAGGGCAGACCTATTTAACCAACAGATGGACTAATATGAATTCTACACAGAGAACATTTGAATTATTAATATGTAATTTGATAGAAATTGTTGCTCTGTGCGGTTCTAGTGAACCTGTGACAATGATGTTCGGGATTGATTTTTGTGTATAAAAAACATTTAATACCTTTGATCAACACTTATTTTGACTTAATTGATTCTGATCAAAAAAGACAAGAATTGGTAGACTTATATGTTAATAGTCTTCCAAGAAAACTGTCTTCAAAAGAAAAAGAATCGTTAAAAGAAAAACTACTAAATCTACCATTGGCAAAATGGTGCTGAAGGGAAATATAAATAATGGGATTTGAAGTAATAGCTAATTATATTATAAAGTTATTTGGTCCAGAGAATGTTTGGGGAGTGTTAATAGCACTAACATTTTTAGCATATATAAAATTTCATGATAATGAACATAAAACACATCTTAAATTTCACAAAATAGACGATGAACGTTTTAACGAATTGAAGGAAACAGTAAAAGAAAAATTTGAGACAATACAAAATTCTCTTAGCGAAGTTAGACACATACTAGATAAATATACATTTAAGTTTGAATCCGATGAACAAAAAAAATATAGAGAAAAAGTTGATGGGATAATATTGCGTATTCGTTCTATAGGAGCAGAAATGGCCATGTTCTTAAAACAAGATATGCTTGAAGCTCAAGGTAAGGATAAAACAATTACTTTTGAAAAAGCAATACAACTTCTTGCGGATCTGCGAGAAAGGTTTAGACTAACTCTAATAAAAGATGGTTATGATGCGGGTATAATGGAAACATTAAAAAATACTGGCAATGTTATATTTGCCTTAATGAACGATAAAGTTAAACATATAGTAGAGATAGCAACTGATGAATCACTTAATGGATCTAAACCATATGCAATAGAGGCAATGATAAAAGAGTTGGAAATATCTATGCTAGATAGATGGGAAAAAATGTTTATATCGGAGATGAAAAAATGAATATAATAGAATTTATAATTAATTTGTTTTGTAAATCAAAACCTGTAGAAATAACTATTGAGGCGACAGTTGCAAAAGAACTTGATAAACCAGAGAAAGTAAAAACGCTAGATTTAACTTTATTAGACAAAAAAGATATAGAAAAAGTAAAACTTTTATACCCAAGAATACAAGAAATTGTATATAAGTTTTTGTTAGATGTAAAAAAAGCAGGATTAAAAGGGGGTATATTTTCAGGGTATAGAAGTTTTGAAGAACAAAATGTTCTATATGCAAAAGGTAG